TTTTTTGGTATTGGTGTAGCAGAAAATATGGATGATTCACAGCAAATTATGAATGGTCATGCAAGAATGGCTATTGATAATTTAGCTTTGAGTGGTTCATTAATTTTTGATGTTGATGAATCTGCCTTAGTTGGTGGTCAATCTATGGAGATTTATCCGGGCAAAATATTTAGAAGACAAGCTGGAATGCCCGGTCAATCTATACATGGATTAAAGTTTCCAAATACTGCACCAGAAAATATGATGATGTTTGACAAGTTTAGACAACTTGCAGACGAACAAACTGGTATACCTAGTTACTCACATGGTCAAACAGGAGTACAAAGTATGACAAGAACAGCTTCTGGTATGTCAATGTTGTTAGGAGCAGCTAGTTTAAATATAAAAACTGTAGTCAAAAATCTTGACGACTTTTTATTAAAACCATTAGGAGAAGCATTTTTTGAATGGAATATGCAATTCTTTGAAGGCTCTCTTGATATTGAAGGTGATTTAGAAGTTAGAGCTACTGGAACAAATAGCTTGATGCAGAAAGAAGTTAGGTCACAAAGACTTACTACATTCTTACAAACTGCACAAAGTCCAGCTATTGCACCATTTGTTAAAATTTCTAAACTTGTTAGTGAACTTGCCTACAGCTTAGATTTAAATCCAGACGAGATTTTAAATGACCCAGAAGAAGCTGCATTAATGGCACAAATTATAGGAATGCAAAATGCTAGACAAACAGATGGCTCGGAAGTTGAACTTACTGGTGAACAACAAGGAGCTATGGGAAGCCTTGCTGGAACACCTGTCCAACCTCAAAACCTTGGACCAACAGGGACTGGTGGTGGCAACATCGGAATCGGAAATGTTCCGGTTGCAGGGGAAGATAACTTCTCTGGCACGATTGGAATCCCTACCGGACCAAATTAAAGAAGCCTTAAGGAGAGAGGAGTAAATGAGTTTATTGGGAGCTGTAGTTCGTAAGATTGACCCAAAAACAGTTATTAATTATTTTCGAAGAAATTTAATTGGTAGTGGTCAATTAGGTAGAAAAGAAATAAACAAAATTAAAGGTGATTTAAAAAATTTATCACAAGAAGACAGAGAACGTTTAAGAACAGCAGACTTAGAAGATTTAACACCTGCTGAAGTTGATTTAGTTATGTTTGGTTTTGTAGGATTTAAAGATTTTGGAATGCCTAATAAAACTATAGTTCAAATGAAAGGTAATGAGTTTACCACATTTAAAAATAAACTAAATAAAATTGTAGATGATACTATTGCTGGTAAAGACAATGTAAGTATACCAGAACAAGAAGCAACACAATTAACATTATTTAATGAAGGAGGAGAAACTTCAATGTTAAAACCAGATTTTATAGACATCGATGGTGATGGTAATAAGACAGAATCAATGAAAACAGCAGCTAAACAAGCTAAAGAACGAGATGGTATGGCTCACGGAGGTGGACCTTTACCTAATAAAGGTTTAGAAGAATTACATAAAGAAGAACCTGATGTTGTTGCTAAAATGTTAAGAGAGCAAAAACAAGAAGGTGGAAACATGGATATGCAAATGTCTATGTTAATGGATAAACCAGAACCTGAAAAAGAAATGTCTCCTGAGACTCCAATGGAGTCAGACGAAGAAATGGAAGACAACTATATAGATTTTATACTTGACGAAGCATTATCAGAAGAAGAAGAAGATATGCTTATGTCAAAATTGAAACAAGATGAGCAACTATCTATGTTATTTGATAAAGTAATAGAAGTTGCTTCAGAATTTGCTGGGTCTGGTCCTGTAGAAGGTCCGGGTTCAGGAGTCTCTGACAGTATACCTGCAAGGTTATCTGATGGAGAATTTGTCTTTACTGCTAAAGCTACCAAACAAATTGGTGCAGATGAACTCATGCGTATGATGAAAGATGCAGAAGCTGAAGCAGATTCAAGACAAGAAATGCGACATGGTGGAGACGTTGAAGAAGAAATGGTAACTTTAGAACCTGACCAAGAACCTGCTATGCAGGAAATCAGAGTTGTTAAAGAAACTGTAGATTCACCAAATAGGATGATAGAAGATGAGGATGAGATATCTAAAAGTATTAAATCCAGTATGATGCTTGACCCTATGCAACGTCACGTCAGAAGCTAAAATACGAGATAGAGCTACCCTAAGATATTAGGCACTCTATTAAAATTAACTTTTGAAAGGCGACCTTTACAAGACAAGCCCTATAGTGCACATATAGCTACCTTGTTAAACGAAGCCCTGAGTAGGAGGAGAATATGACTACACAAGTCACTGAGGAACAAGCCAATCCTTATAATATGAAAAAATCTTGGCATAATGATGTAGAAGACAAAGAATTTGTATCTGCTGATGATGGTTTATTTTTTCAAAAAATAACACCGAAGAGTAATCAAAGTGTTAAAACTGAAATAGACCCAAGGGAACTTGAACAAGAAAGTCAAGAAGTTACTTCTGACGAACCTTACAAGAAACCTGATTATAAAAAGCGATATGATGATTTAAAAAAACATTATGACTCTAAATTGAATGAGTTTAAATCTAGAGAGCAGGAGTTACTTGAAGAAGTTACTAAAAATAAACAAAACTATACAGCTCCTAAAACTGAAGAAGAACTTGAACAATTTAAAAAAGAGTATCCTGATGTTTATGAAGTTGTCGAAACTGTTGCTCATATGCAGTCTGAATCTAAAGCTAAACTTTTAGAAGAACGATTACAGAAAATGCAAGAACGTGAACAACAAATGCTACAGAAAGAAGCTGAAAAAAGATTATTAGATAGGCATCCTGATTTTGAAGATATTCGCAATAGTGATGATTTTCATAGTTGGGCAAAAGAACAGCCTACGTCTATCCAAGATTGGATATACAATAATGCTAATGATGCTGATTTAGCTTCTCGTGCTTTAGATTTATTTAAAAAAGATTTTGGCATAGATGTTCCTAAAAAGACAAAGTCAAATTCTAAAAAGACTAAAGAATCTGCTGCTGATATGGTATCGACTAAAACAACTAAAGTTGAGCCAAAGCAAGAGAAAATTTGGTCTGAAACGGAGATTGCTGCTATGAGCATGGACGAGTTTGATAGGCATGAAGCCGAAATAAGCGAAGCTATGATTCAAGGCAGAATCGTAAAGTAACTATTAACTTATAAAGGAGTACAATCATGGCTCAGTTTTTTGAACCAAGTCCTGATACTAATGCTAACTTTGGTAACTCTGTAAGTGGACAAACCAATAGTTTCTTCCTACCTAAGATATATTCCAAGAAGGTTTTAAACTTTTTTAGGAAGGCATCTGTAGTGGAAGCTATTACTAACACCGATTATGCTGGTGAAATATCTGCTTTTGGAGACTCAGTTAGAATTATTAAAGAACCTGTAATATCAGTTTCTGATTATACAAGGGGTTCTGATACTACTGCTACTAAGTTAACCGACCAAGAGATTACACTCGTTGTCGATAGTGCAAAATCTTTCAAATTCATCGTTGATGATATTGAAACAAATATGTCTCATGTAAACTTCAAAGAAGTTGCAACCTCATCTGCTGCTTATGCGTTGAGAGATTCATATGATGCTGCTGTTATCGCTTCAATGTTTAGTGGAGTTTCTTCTTCAAGCCCTGACCATGTCTTGGGTGCTGATGCTTCATCAGCTACTCAAACAATGGGACAACATCAAGGTGGTTCTAATGGTATCGACCTAACAGGTTCAGATGGTACTGGAACAGACCCACTAGATGTAATGTCATTTATGGCTAAATTACTTGACGAGCAAAGCGTACCAGAAGAAGGTAGATGGTTTGTAGCCCCTCCTTCATTCTACAACGAACTTGCACAGTCTGGTTCTAAGTTATTGTCTGTAGACTTTAACGCAGGTCAAGGGTCAATAAGAAACGGGTTGGTTTCTAGTGGTAAACTTCGTGGTTTTGATATGTATAAGTCTAATAATATTGCTGCTACATCTACTTGTACTGGTAAGATTATGGCTGGGCACATTTCATCTACTGCAACTGCTCAAACTATCATCTCAACTGAGGTCTTAAGAGACCCTAGTTCTTTCGGTGATATCGTTAGAGGATTGCACGTATATGGTGCTAAAGTATTAAGACCTGAAGCATTAGTTTCAGCTTTCTATACTGTTGATTAATATCAATACGGGGGAGTCTTCGGACTCCTCCACTTTTAAGGAATAATTATGGAAGAACAAAAAGAACAAGGGAATCCAAAACCAAGTGGAAACATTTCATATTACAAATCTATTGAAGAAAAAGAAAAGATATGTAAAGAAATGATGGGTTATAACACAATGAATTTTAAATACGAAGAAGAAAAGGGGAAAAAATAATGATGTATAAACGTGATAGAAAAGGTCATGGTGGTGAATCGGGAATGAAAAGAAAAAAAGCCAATATGGGTCGTATGATGTATAATAAAGGCACTACTAAAAATAAAAAAAATAAAATGCCTAGATATGGTCTAGTTGATGGTGGAAAAATAGTAATAGATTCTATGCCAATAGCACCTAAATCATAAATGAAAGTTAAAGCACCTAAAGGCTATCATTGGATGAAACAAAAAAATGGTAGTTTTAAATTAATGAAACATACTGGTAAATTTGTTAAACACAAAGGAGCTAGTTTAACTGCAAACTTTGCAATTCAAAAGGTTCATAAAAAATAATGGCAACAACATATTTAGATTTAACAAATGAGATTCTTAGAGAACTCAATGAAGTACCTTTAACATCATCTAACTTTTCAAGTGCTGTTGGCTTTCAACAGTTTGTTAAAGATGCTATCAATAAATCTATTTTTGATGTAGCTAATCAAGAACCTCAATTACCTTTCTTTGCAACCGGTGAAAGTGGAGCAACAGACCCTTTTTATGGGAACGTAACTGTAGCAACTGTAGCCGGACAAAGATGGTATGAGTTAAAAGCAGCAAGTTCTAGTGTAGCTGATGATTATGCTTCAGTAGACTGGGACGATTTTTACTTAACAACTATTAATGTTTCTGGAGAATCAGCTCCATTTGTTTCAAAAGGATTACGTTTTTTAAATTTATCTGATTGGAAAAGTACATATCGAGATGGCGAAAATGCAGATGATGCTGATACTCAAGCTTATGGTGTTCCAAGATTTGTTATTAAATCTCCGGATAGTCGAAAGTTTGGACTAAGTCCTATTCCTGATAAAGTTTATAATGTGCATTTTTATGCATTTGATAGACCAACAAAACTTTCAGCTCACGATGATACAATAGTATTTCCAGAACAATATAGTAATGTAATTACTTCACGAGTAAGATACTATGTGTGGCAGTTTAAAGAAAGCCCACAACAAGCAGCTTTTGCTTTAGATGATTATAAAAAAGCTTTAAAATATATGAAGTCTAGTTTAATCAATCCTACTCCAAGAGTAATGACAGATGATAGAAGATATTTTTAATATATGGCACGTTCGCAACCTTATACAGTAGCCTGTGATGGAGGGTTAGTAAAAGCATCTAATCAGATAGATTTACTTAAAACTCCCGGAGTAGCTACTGAACTTAAAAACTTTGAGGTATCTATTGAAGGTGGATACAGACGTATTAATGGTTTTTCAAAGTTTGGTGGAGGTAGTGCAGCTTTACCAACAGGTAGTGTTACAAATATATTAGGAGTAATACCTTATGGTGATGGAGTTGTAGCTTGTGCAGGTACAGGAATATTTTTTAGTCAAGATGGCACAAGTTGGACCAACATAAGTAGAAGTTCGGTCTCTGGAAGTGGTGATAATCATACTGCTTTTACAGGTCGTAGCACACTAACTAGAACTTCTCAAGGTCAAGTAAATTTTGCAATTTTTGAAGGTGCTACATTTGATTATGGTTTATTAGTAATATGTGATGGAGCTAACAAACCTTACTTCTTTAGAATGGAAGGAACAGGTTCTTTTACAGGTAGAACTTTCTTTGCAGGAGAAATAACTGTAACAGGAACAAAGTTTGCAACTCATGCAGCTATTCACGACAAACATTTAGTTGTTGCAGGAGTTGAAGATAATTTAAATAGTATATTTTATAGTGGTACACTAGACCCAACAGACTTTACAAGCACAGGGTCAGGTTCAATAACACTAGAAGACCAAGTAGTAGGTATAAAAAGTTTCCGTGATGAACTGTTTATATTTTGTGAAAATAGTATATTCAAGTTACAAAATATAAATAGCACACCGGTCATTGTACCAGTTACTAAAAATATTGGTTGTCTAAGTGGACAAAGTATACAAGAGATAGGTGGTGATTTGATATTTTTAGCACCTGATGGTTTTAGAACAGTAGCCGGTACAGCAAGAATCGGAGACGTTGAGTTAGGAACTGTATCAAAAGCAATACAACCTTTACTAACTACACTAGCTGAAAATATAAATACTTTTACTATTACAAGTTTAGTATTAAGAGATAAATCACAATACAGATTATTTTATACCGATACAACAACTCCAACAAGTTTACAAAGAGGGATTATTGGTACACTAAGACCAAATGGTTTTCAATGGTCAGAAACTAGAGGTATATCAGCAACAGCTACAGGCTCTGGTTTTAATGAGAATGGTATTGAAGAATACTATCATGGAGATTCTACAGGTTATGTATATATACATGATTCTGGTAATGATTTTGATGGTAGTAATATTTTAGCCAGATATGCTACACCAGACTATGATTATGGTGATTTTGGAACATTAAAAACTTTACACTATGTAAGAGTTTCAGTTTCAGCAGAAGGTATTGTAACACCAGAGTTACAAATTAAATATGACTTTGGTAATACAAGTGTTCCACAACCAGCAAGTAATTTTAGTTTTGGTACAGTAAATCCACCGGCAGAGTTTGGTGATGCTGTATTTGGCACAAGTGTCTTTGATGGCACAGCAAGTCCACTAATTAGAATACCAGTTCAAGGTAGTGGCACAAGTAATAATTTTACAGTTTTAACAGAGGATACAAAAGCACCATATAAAATTAATGGTTTATACATAGATTTTATACCATCTGGCAGGAGATAATAAATGGCAAGTTACACAAGACAAAGTACATTCGTAGATGGAGATACCATCACAGCAGCAATATTTAATAATGAGTTTAATCAATTATTAGCTGCATTTAATAATTCAACAGGACACAAACATGATGGCACAACAGCCGAAGGTCCAGTTATAGGGTTAATTGGAGATGCAGGAGAAACTTCTCCAAACAATAAAGTTTTAATAGATACAAGTAATAATCATATTGAGTTTTACGTAGAAGTATCATCTTCATCTGTTCAACAACTAAGAATACAAGACGGAGCTATTGTTCCGATTACAGATAACGATATAGATTTAGGTACTAGCTCTTTAGAATTTAAAGATGCTTTCTTTGATGGTACAGTTACTACAGATGCATTAGTAGCTGATACAGCAGATATAAATGGTGGTACAATAGATGGAGTTACCATAGGTGGCTCTAGTGCTGGTGCAATAACAGGTACAGCTATTACAGGTACAAGTTTTGTTATCGGTTCAGCAGATATAAACGAAGCTGAACTAGAAACGATTGATGGTGTAACTGCTGGTACAGTTGCAGCAAGTAAAGCAGTCGTTGTAGATAGTAATAAAGATATTGCAAGTTTTAGAAATGTTACTCTAACTGGAGAACTAGATGCAGCAACACTTGACATCTCAGGTGATGCAGATATTGATGGTACGTTAGAAGCTGATGCGATTACTATTGCAGGTGTAACACTAGCAGAAACAATATCTGATACAGTCGGAGCTATGGTTAGCTCTAATACTGAAACAGGTATATCTGTAACTTACGATGATTCGGATAACACACTAGACTTCGTAATTGGTTCAGGAGTTATAACTAATGATATGTTAGCTGGGTCAATAGCTAATGATAAACTAGCTGGTTCAATAGCTAACAGTAAATTAGCTAATTCAAGTATAACAGTAAGTGATGGCTCAAGCTCTACAGCTATTTCTTTAGGTGGTACATTAACCTTTGCCGGAACATCTAATGAAGTTGAAGTAGGAGAAAGTTCAGGTACAATTACTGTAGGTTTACCAAGTGCTACCCAGATAACAACATCGTTAGGTGTTGGTGGTGGTTCAACAAATGGTGTTCAGATATCTCAAGGTGCTATTGCTATTAAAAATGGTGGTACACAATCATACATAGATTTTTATTGTGAGTCTTCAAATGCTCACTATGCAAGGTTACAGTCAGCAGCTCACTCTGCTTATTCAGGTAATATTACACTTACCTTACCAGCTTCTACAGGTACACTTGCATTAACTTCTGATGATATTACAGGTACAGCAGCAGTTGCTACCTCTGTAACAGTATCAGCTAATAACAGTACAGATGAAACTATATTCCCTGTATTTGTTGATGGTGCTACTGGAAGTCAAGGATTAGAAACTGATACAGGCTTTACATATAATCCTAGCTCTGGAAACTTAACTATTGGTGGTGCTTTAACTGCTGCAAGTTTAGATATTTCAGGCGATGTAGATGTAGATGGTACACTTGAAGCTGATGCTATTACAGTTAATGGTACAACACTTGCTGAAACTATTTCAGATACTGTTGGTGCTATGGTTAGTTCTAACACAGAAACTGGAATATCAGTAACCTATGATGATAGTGATAATACTTTAGACTTTGTAATCGGTAGTGATGTTATTGTAAACTCTATGATAGCAGACGATGCGATTGATTCAGCTCAACTTGCTGATGGTTCAATCGACACAGTTCATATTGCAGACGACCAAGTTACAGGTGATAAGTTATCTAATGATATAACTATTGCTAACGACTTAACAGTTGCAGGAAACTTAGTAGTTACTGGTAGTACAACACAAACAGGTGCAACAGTATCTAACTCTAACTTCCAAGCATTATCTAATAATAATAGTGGCAATGCTACAGACTTTGGTTTCTTTGGTAAGTATGTAGAATCTAGTACAACTAAATATGCAGGTTTGTTTTTTGATGCTTCTACTGATAATACTTTTAGATTATTTGTAGATACACAAACACAACCTAGCACAACAGTTAATACAAGTGCTACAGGTTATGCAGCCGGAACATTGGTGGCAAATTTAACAGGTGATGTAACTGGTAACGTATCAGGAACAGCAGCTACAGTAACAGGAGCAGCTCAATCAAATATTACAAGTCTTGGTACACTTACAACACTTACAGTTGACAATGTAATTATTAATGGTACTACTATTGGTCATACAGACGATACAGATTTAATGACTGTTGCTGATGGAGTATTAACAGTAGCCGGTGAAGTTGATGCAGTAAGTTTAGATGTTTCTGGAGACATAGATGTTGATGGAACTGCTAACTTAGACAACACAGATATAGATGGAACTTTAAATACTTCTGGTGTAGTAACAGCACAAACCTCTGCAAACATATCTCAAGTATCTTTAACAGATGGTACAGTATCTTGGGATGCAGCAGCAGCAGCTAATGCTTTCTTATTACTAGAAGAAAACTCAACAATTTCTGCACCTAGTAATGCAGTAGAAGGAGCTATTATAAGTATTGAGGTAGCTCAACACGCATCAAGTGGACCATACACTTTAGCATGGAATGCAATCTTTGAGTTTGCAGGAGATACAACTCCTACTCAAACTGCTACAGATGCTAAGACAGATATATATGCCTTTAGATATAATGGTAATAAATGGCAAAATATAGGTATTACACAAAACTTAACACAAAGCTAATATATGGAAACTCTGCAAAGAACAGCTAATAGAGGTAGTGTAGCTACTGGAGGTTATGAAGTAGGTAACTCTTTAAAGGTTGAATCAGATAATAATGAATATCTTTCAAGGTCTACAAGTGGAGCAACAGATGGTAATTCTACGCAACATACAATATCAGTATGGGTAAAAAGAACAGAGCTAGGAGTAGATAGTGAACCTGTTTCAGCAGGTGGTATTGGTAGATTTAGGTTTGAATCTGATGATACATTTAGCTACCAATTTAGGTCAGGCAAGGAAATTAGAACAAACAGAGTGTTTCGTGATACTGCAGCTTGGTATCACATTGTAGCAGCAGCAGATTCATCTCAATCTACAGCCTCTAATAGAATGAAACTCTATGTAAATGGAGTAGAGGAAACATCTTTTAGTGCTGCCACATATCAAGATCAAGACCAAGCATCTCCAGGATGGGGTAAATACACCATTTATAATTTACGAGTGGGTGCAGCAGCAAGTAATACTAGAAACTTTAATGGCTATATAGCTGAAATGTATTACATAGATGGACAAACACTTGATCCCACCTCTTTCGGTGAGTTTGACAGTGATTCTGGTATTTGGATTCCTAAAGCATTTTCAGGTACGCATGGAACTTTAGATACTTACCTTAATTTTTCAGACTCATCAAATTTAGGTAAAAATAGTGGTGGTACAACAGACTTGGGTGCAAATAATATTACTGCTGCAGATCAGTCAACGGACACTTGTACCAATAATTTTGCAATCATAAATACTTTGTTTAAATATCCATCATCACAAGTAATAAATGAAGGTGCAACTAAAGTAGATAGAACAAGTGGTTCAGGAATAAATAAAACATTCTATTCAACTTTTGCTATGACAGCAGGTAAATTTTATTTTGAGGCACAGCCAACTGAAGGAAGTGGAACTATGATTGGTGTTGAATCAATAACCACAGCATCTAACACAGATGCAGATTCAGTTTTTGTTGGACAACAAAGTACAGGCGTAGGATATTACGCATCAAATGGACAAAAATTTACGAGTGGGAGTGGATCATCTTATGGAGATACCTATGGCAACTCTGATATTATTGGTGTCGCATTAGATATGGACAATAGAAAAGTTTATTTTGCTAAAAATAATACTTATCAAAACTCTGGTGATC